GCGATTGCGTCTTTCAGGGACAGCGACGGGTTCTTGGCGATCTCTTTCTTGGCCAGTTCCTTGGCGATCCTGGGATTCAGGTCTACCCGAACGGGCTCCTCCTCCCGGGCATCAATGTCCACGATGCCCCGAACTTGCAGGTTCCGCTCTTTGGCCACCCGCCGGATGTCACCAACGTCGCTGACCCAGGCCTTGGGGTCGCAGTGGCCCAACTTATTGGCCAAGCCGCTCATGTACTGCTTGCCCGTGATGTCTATGCCTGCCGCCTTGGCTTCGCGGACTATCCTTCGAGCCTGGTGCTTCGGCAGGTCATCGAGCCAGTTGCCGTCCAGCCTGCCCTGCTGGAAGGCCCGGTCGGTGCCCCGGGTGCCAGGCGGCTGCTGGAGAGAACACATGACCGCAAACCGTTCGGTCTGCCCGTCAGCGATCATCTTCAGGTAGTGGTGCTGGACCTCGGGGGCGGCGTTCGCAATCTCGGGCGGCATGAAGGGCCGGATCATGGACTCAACTCCTGGGGAACCTGAGGTGGCTGCTCGGGCTGCACCCCGCCGCCGCCATCACCGGATGGAGACCCGCCTTCGCCTGGAGGAGGGGCGGTGGGCGGCACAGGAGGCGGCGGCGGGGGCTTGGGCACCATGAACTGACTGGCGTCGATGTCGAGAGACTTGGCCCACTCGGCAACCAGAGCGTTGAACGGCTCCACGGTTCCCATGGGGATGAGGCCCTGGAGGACCGGCCCAAGGGTCTGGACGGCCATCTGCATCTGCTCGACCCGGCTGGCCTTGTTCGGCTTCCGGGCACTGCCAGCCTCGATCCGGTAGTCGTACTCCCGGGCCAGAGCGTTGATGTCCAAGTTCTGGATCATCTGTTCCCAGACCATGGCACCCAGCGGACCCAAGACCGGGGCAATGTCCTCGGGGTTGAGGAGCCAGCGGGCGGCCAGGGCTTCCTTCCTTGCCAACATGGACATGGCATCTTCCAAGGCATTGGCCATGTCATCAGGTCTTACGGAAATCTGCTCTGACTTGACCTGTGCCTCCGCAGCACTACGAAACTGATTGCGGGTCATGCCATATGCGAGTTCTGTAAGTCCGACTCTCTTGTCGAACATATCCATAACCGCTTGCGTGATTTGCCATATTTCAGGCGTCACCTGCGGCATCTGGAACACCGACACGATGTCATCCACCGACCGGCCGAGGGTCTCGGAGAGTTCCAGCAGGGAGAACCCGTTTTCTTCGTGCTTGAGAATCTGGTCCTTGATGTCATCCCCAGCGGCCTTGGCAACGCCGACCATGGTCTTGCAGGACACCATGAGGCGGCCTGCCAGGAAAGACATTGCCCAATTCAAGAACTTCAATTCCGCCAGGCCCGGCTTCAAATGGCTGATCGGCCAGATGTACCCGGGCTTGCGGTGGAACTGGCACGGGGTCCAGGGCCAGCCGGTGATGTCGGCGTAGAAGGGGATCGGCCAACGGGTCTGGGTGAACAGGGCGTTGGGGAGGCCAGACTCGTCTGGCGGCTCCAGGGCGATCTCCTTGGGGCAGTTCAGTGGGTAGTCCACACCCTCTGCCACCACGATGTAGCAGTTCTGGCCCAGGGCATCAAACATCCCGGCGAACTCTTTGGGGGCTCCCTTGAGCGTATGGCCAAATCCCGTCTTGCTGTAAATCTTCCAGTAGACGATTAGGTCATTGGTCTTGCCGTTCCGCTTCTTGTGCTTGTACTCCCGGTCTTCTTCCTGGGAGCGGGCGACATGGCTTTCCAGATGGCCCTTGAGGTCCTCGCGGTTCAGGCCGTACTTGCGGGCCACCTCGTCAATCGGGTGAACGCAACGCCGGGCACACCACAGGATGTCCTCCTGCTCTTCGGCGTCCGGGTCCATGAGGAGGTTGTCCACCGAGTCGGCAAACGAGCCCACGATCCCGACCGGAGGCCCACCCTCTACCCCAGGAAGTTCCACCAACTCCGTCCACCAGACCCCCATGCCCTTGATGATCCCCTCGTCCACCACCCGGCGAGAGTGTTCCTTCAGGTTCAACTCGACCGGGGTGTAGTTCAGGTAGGACTCGATCATGGAGGAGACCGTCCGACGCATCTCCTCGATCATGCCCACCTGCTGGGACATCTGCATGAACTGCTGGATGCGGGGGTCAGCCATGGGCTGCCCGGTCATGGAGTCCACCTGGGGCGGGGCATTGGGGTCAATGCCGAGGGCCGTGGGCGGGATCACTGGAAACGTCTTGGGAGTCACCGTCCGCACCGGATTTCGGGCGTAAATGACTGAACCAAAGAGTTTGACCGCCTCGAAAGCCTTGTTGATGCAGAACCTGAAGGAGGGCGGGGCGATCTTGGAGACAGGTGCCTCGCCCCCCTTCGTTGGCTTCCAGAACCAATCCCCGTGGCCGTCAAAGAAGTTCATGCACTCCCTGGCGTCCTCGGTGAACGGCCGCTTGTGCTTCTCGGCTTGACTGATCTTGGAGAGCCAAGACGAGGCGATGGACCGAAGGGCGTCCTCCATCTTCTTCTGGGAGGTCGTGTCCTCAGGAAGTGGAGGAAGCCCGGCTTCGGAGCCATCAACCGGCAGTTCGGGATTGGTCAGTTCATCCATCAGTGATACCTCTTACAGGCGTACCAGCGGCCGTCTCGGCCACGGGCCACACCCTGGTCGGTCACCTGCATCCCAGAGCGGGAATAGCAGCAGTTGTTCAGGGCCTGCTCGGGGGTCGAGCCCATGCCGACACCCTCGTAGCCCGAGTTGCCGCCGAGGTGAGCCATGACCCCACGGGAGGCCATGATTTCAGCCACCCCTTGGGCCGTGGAGGTATTCCACTGGGGGAGAATCCGGCACTGACCGTCCGTGCAGGAAACCACCTTGGAAGCCACCCCGGTCTGCTTCCGGGGCTTGGCCTCCACCTTGGTGGCCAGGAGACAAAGGAGGATCACAATGAGGGGAATCCGCTTCATGTCAGGCCTCCTTCTTCTTGGCGGCTTCGATCTTCTGCTTGGTCAGCAGGGCCTTGAGTTCCTTCAAGGCTTGGGTGCTGGGATGGAGGCTGTAAGAGCCCCACTTGCCCCAGGCGGCTGCCGTGTCGCTCTCTCTCCAGAACGGATCGTCCTTGTGTCGGACGGACGGCTTCTCAACGAACCCGGCGTCTTCCGCCCACACCAAGATATTTATGGTCTGGGCCCCAGGCTTCCGTGACACCCAGCCCATGACTGGGTCCTGGGGGGCGAAGGGGTTGCTGTACCACAGGACCATGTCCCCGACAGTGAGATCGGGGTAAGCGAAGTCTGGCATCGTTTCCTCCAAAACAGGTGTTCAAGTCGGGGTCTCAACCGACTGACCTGATTTAAAAGAAAGAGATGTCAGACAATCAACGGGCATCCGCACTCGGTCAGGCAATCCAGGCCTGGGTGTACGAATTGGGCGTCAGGTACACCACGCCATTGCCGCCCCTGGCCTTGTCCCGCTTCTCTTTCCACTGGACCCACCAGGGCTGCTCGATCTGCTGCTCGGGCTTGTGGTAGGCCGGATCGTAGGCACAGAGGTAGCGGAGGCAGTCCACCAGATGGAACTCGCCCTTCTTGTTGGGCTCGTCGGTGACCACGGCAGTACCAGCCACATAGGTCACCTTCTTCTTGTACCTCTTCATTTCCCTTTCGAGATTAGGAAGAGCCCCACGGACAAACCTTATGGATGGGGTTCCATCTGGACGTATATGGAGAAGGTTTCGGACTGCCTGGAGGCCAGCCAGGACATCGTCGCTGCCGGGGATGAAACTAGCCCCCGTCACCCGGGACCGGATTCCCAGGGCCACCAGTTGCTCTGTGTACTGGTCCTGGGGGCTGCGGCCTGAACCAATGTCGGTCAGGCGGGCACCGTGGGCGTCTATGAGAAACGCATGGAACTGCTTGCCCGCCACCTTTCGCTGGAACTCCTGGCCAAAGATGATGGCATTGCAGTTACGGATATAGAGTTCGTCATAGAGGAGCAGGAACTTCTCGTCGGGCGGGACGGCAGCGAACAGGATGGCCGTCACGGCATGGCCCGGGTCGATCACGGCATACCGGCACCAGTCATCGGGGACGGATGCTGTCGGGAAAGTGCTAGCATCGAACCCATGAATTGACGGGTTCCAAGTGGGGTAAACCAGAATCGAGTCGGTGATGAACTCGCCTTCGGATCGCTGCCGGAGAACGTCATCCCCCACGGCCGACCACCGCTCGATCATCTTCCGCTTCTCATCCGTGTCGATGTGAGGGTTGTCCAAAAATCTCAACACGAACCGGCGGATGTCACTGGTGTCACCCTTCTCCTCGGCCTTTTCGCACCGCTCGTTCAGGCCAATCAGGGCTTCATTCTTCGAGTGCGGCATGGCACTCCAGTTGAAGTTACCCTTCCGGTCTGCAAGTCGAGCCTGCATCTCAGGGACCCAGGCTTCGTTATTGAGGTCCTCGTCTATATGAACTCTATCTGCCTGAAATCCTTGGGGCGGGTCTCCCTCTGAACTAAAGCAATAGATCGTCCACCCATTGTGTAGTTCACAAGAATTGAGGTAACCGGCTGACTTGAGTACCCATGAAAAACTCTTTACCAGACGGGGAGGGATAAGCGGCGGGGCAGGCTTGGCTTCCCCCAACCGGTCGGCGTCGGCCACCGGGTCGAACGCTCGGAACTGGCCGGTGGCCTTGTCGCGGATGATCTTGAAGGCCCCGGCACGGAACAGGTAGGGCACCACGACCAGACCAATGTGCTTCCAGTTGGCCCCGACAATGACGAGGTTGCCGCCCTCTTTCCGGTACTTGCCCTCGACCGGGTGTGTCCCCGTGGCAGCCCAGGCGTCCTCAATGAAGGTACAGAGGGATTTTCCCGACCGATTACCGCCGATAACCAGGGTTTCACTGGCCAGGCACTGATGGAACTCCCATTGCTTGGGAGTTGGCTTGTATAGCCTCAAGGCTTCGATCCGCCTCTCGTTCAATTCGGCCTGCAAGTTCCGCAACTCGTCCATCTGGAATGACGAGATGGACTGGGCCAGCGGAATCGGGGCCGAAGGTGAGGGCGGATGTTTCTTCTTGCGGGGCATTGATGTACCTCTTTCCACCGTAGGTTAGGACCGCCTGCTCCAGCCGCTTGTTGATCTCGCCTTCCAGTTCCTCCTCCGTGTGCAGGGCCAGAGGCTTCTTGGCCCCGCCCTGTTCGGTGTTCTTGGAGGCAAGGCGAACCACCATCTCTAGAATGGAGTTCCTGATTCGGCTTCCAGGCTTGGACTCGAAGTATTGCTTCATCAGGAGACTGGCGAATCCATTGGACCCGCCGAAGTACACCATGATGGATTCCAGCAGTTCAGCCGTGTGCGGGATATTGGACCCGCCCTTGGTCAGGTGGCTGATGTAGGCGTCGATGGCCCCGGACTCGATCCGTTGCAGTTTCTTCTGCTGCAACTTGGCCCGCTTGCACTTCCGGCAGACGAACTGGAGGGCGTCCTGGGTGCCGGGGACCCGGGGGAAGAACTTGAGAGTCAGCGGGAGTACGTTCTTGCACTCCTCGCATTGCCGAGTGGTTGCTGGCTTGGAGGCTTCCATCACTGCCGATCTAACTGAAGGATCGAGGCGATCATGGGGCTCATGTTTGTCCCCTGCTCCTGGCTCTTCTGCTGGAGGTCCCGCAGGTAATCACCCTTGGCTTGTCGGAGTAGGACGCTGGCCATGGATGGGCCCTGGAGATAGTCCTCCATGCTGCCGGTGATGTCCTCGGTCAGGTTCGTGTTCTGGCCGGTCAGCAGGAACTGGATGGCCTGCTTTTCCTCGGGGGTCATCTCCCGGGGGCGAGACCGCATGGCCCGGATTCTGTTGCTCATCGGAACGCCCCTGGCTGTACTAGAGACAGCATGGCCAAAAGGATAAGTACAAGAATCCAAGACAAGGAGTGAAGTAGTTCTGCTTTCATAAACGCAAGAGGGGGGCGGCGGCATCCCGTCCACCGCCCCCCTCTGTTCTCCCCGACACCTCTGCCGGATCAGTTGGCGTCATAAGCCTGCATGACCGCTTCCTGCTTGGCCTCCTGGGAGGCGGCGTCTGCGGCCTTGCGGCTGAACTTCGCAGCCCGATGGCCCAGGACAGCCGCCTTCTTGGTGGCCCGAGCCTCCCGGTTGGCATCCTTGAAGGCCGAGCGGAGGCTGATCGGATCAGAGACGGCCACCACGACCGGCTCCTCAACCTTGACCACCACCTCTTCCTTCACATCGACCTCCACGGGGGCGGCCACAACGACCTTCTTCTTGTCCCCGTGGCAGTTGCCAGCCTGGGCGGCCGGAACGGCGGCCACGCACCCCAGAGCAAACGACACCGACAGAATCAGACACTTCTTCATGGTTCTCTACCTTTCTTCTACTAGACAACGGTCAACAGAAAATTAGCCACGGCCAGGGAAGCCTCGTCCACGGTGTCGTAATAACCGAGGTGAACCGTCTTCCGTTTGCCGTTTGTCACCCGTGGGCGGCTCGCCTGGTATGGCCTGGAGGCCCTATTTCCGTGATAGCCAACGCCCGGAGGGTACTTTCCTCGCTTGTGGTTCCGGTTGTGGTTACTCAGCGAGATGTCGGCCTCCCTTAGGTTGCAGACACGGCAGTCGTACCGATTGCGGTTGATATGGTCCACGATCTTTGGGCAATACCCGTGGGCAAGGAAGAAGACGTAGCGGTGAAGCATGACCATCTTTCCGGCTATACCCGCCGCCAGGTAACGACCACAACTGACGGAAACCCACGAATACTTGAAGACCTCGTCCGCGAACTCTGGGTCCACGACGAAGGCCGGAGCGAATCCGCCGAATCTGGTTGTTCGCCCTACCATGTGACTTCTATCTGTAAACTTGTGTCCAAAATATCTGGCCCCGCTCCGACTTAACGGCCCCAACTCCGATACTGGAGTAAGACGGGTTCAGGATGTTTTGTCGGTGGCCTCGGGAGTTCATCCAGGCGTTCATCACTTCCCTGGGGGTGTCTTGCCCGTAGGCCACGTTCTCGCCGTAGCCCATTCTGGAATGGTGCATCCGGCTGTTGGCTTGGACATGACTCCAACTACGAGCGTCGTACATCATCTTGGCCTCTACCTTCAACGGGCGAAGGCCTCGGGAGACTCGCTCCTCATTGGTCAGTCGGACAACCTCCAGTTCAAACTCGGACCCCAGAGGCTTGGGCTTGCAGGCCTCTGGCTGACAGACTTGCTTCTTGGGCGTGACAGCCTTGCCCAGGCAGCAGACGGCCAGGACCAAGAGCGAAACGGCAAGGATTGTCCTTCTGCCCATTTCGCCACTCGGGGTCTACTTGCCGAACAGGGAACTCGCCTGGGGTGCGGCCGGTGTGCTGGTGGGTGTGGCGATGTCGCCGTAGACGATTGCGATGACCAAGTCCTTGCAGAGTTTGGAGGCGACCGTATGGCCCTCCTTCTCCAACTTGTCCTTGAGGGTCAGCAACTCGGTCACCACCTGCTTCTGGAAGTCCCCCTTGTTGACCGTGGGGGTCACCATGAAAACGGCGGCGGCCTTGGCGGCATACGGTCCTGCAAGAATCAGGGCCGCTGCCGCCAAGACCACGTTTTGAACCGTCAGCCACTCGGGCATGATGGCACCTATCAGCCGTTGGCGGCCGAGTTGTAGCCAAGACCAACCAGAACCCGGGTCATGCCCGTGTCGGGATCGGTCTCTGCCAGGGCCACGCCCAGGCCATCACCAGCAGCGGCGTCACCACCGGCACCGATGTTGACCGGGTCTTCAGCCGAAGCCGTCAGGCCCAGAACCTTGGTCGGGCCGGTCACGACGCCATAGAAGACATCGTCAACCTTGACGCCAGCGGCAGCCAGGTACTCGTCCACCACGGCAACCAGGGTGTCACCAGCGGCAGCAAGGCCGGTGGCTTCCTCAAGGTTGCACTTCACCAACTGGCCCGGGAGGAGCGGGTCGGTGTGGCGGTTACGGAGGACCACCACCCGGACTTCCCGGTTGGAGTACACCGTGCCGTCATGGGGGTTGGCATCCGTGAACACCTTGACGGAGCCCACAACACTATTGCCATCGTTGACGGACTTCACCCCGAGGGTCATGCCACGGCCAAACGGCGGATCGCTAGTCAGAACGCTCATGTCTGCTTTGCCTTCTTGGTTGGAGGTTGGGTCTTAGGTTCAGGCAATGGCCTGCAACTTGAAGAAGTTCCTTGGCGAACGGAACTTAAGGTTGGCCAATACGGAAACGACATACCGATAACTTTGGAGGTCCTCGTTGTAGAACGGACCTTCGGCAGTCATCAGGCTTCCCTCCATGCAACGGAGTTCCATGTTCTGGATGGAGAGCCCGTATCCGCAGCCCGTGGGCACAGCGTATTCCGTCGAGATTTCGACGCCGTCCTGCTCGAATACATCGTTGAACCCGTAGGACTTGAGCCCATTGGTGCGAGTCACAATGGCCCGCTCCTTGGAGTCGAGTTTGTTCAGGTACTCGATGAACATCTTCCGGTCGAGGATGACCATGTCGATCTGGCTCTCGCGGGTGTCATTCCGCTTGGCCTGGTGGATGCCCTCTCGGGTCGCCACGACACAGTTGTCAGCCCAGGTCGGGGTGGTCCCGCCCTTGAAGTACGTCGAGGTGTAGTTCACCACGATGGGGCTGTAGAAGTCATACTCGGGGTCGCTGACACCGTTGGGCCAAACGCCCTCCAACTGGGACCCGGCGATAGCACCGAGGCCCGTGTTGACGTTGGCGTAGACATCGGCAGGCCAGCCGAACGGGTCTTCGGCATTGGCAGCCCGCTTGGTCCCATCGTTGATGTTGATGGTCCCGTCGATGGCCATCATGGACTCGATGCCGTGGAAGCGGAGTTCGTTCCCCGCCTTTCCGCCGTCGATCCAGACCTCCTTGGCGAGGTGCTGCTCCATCGACTCCTGAAGACGGCTAGCCATCTTGCCAGCAACATTGATAAGGGCCTGTTGACCACGATTCTCCAGCATCTCTTTCTTATAGATGCTATCGGTGACCTGATAGCCGCGATACGGAAGTTCAGCGTTGACCCAGAGGTTCTGGCGAGCGAAGACTCTTGGCGTCTCGCCATTGTTCCCGGTCACCGGCTGATTCCTGTACCTCACCTCCCACTGAAGGCCCCTACCAGCCTGGTTCATCACGACGTTACCCGAACCTTCAAGGGCTGCGAATACCTTGAACTTTCGGAAAGTGGTCAATTCCTCTTCTTTGAGGTAATTGATAATGGTCGTGCCAATGGAACGGGCCCAGTCAGTGGAACTCGGCATTTCTGCTTCCCTTTCAGATTAGGCCTCGGGTTGAGGCGTCTTCTCTTAGCATCTGCTCAAAGGTCATCTTGGGCTTACTAGCCCGAGTGTCGTTTACTGCCGTTCCCGCTGAACGGCTGGGGTTCCTGGCGGCCTCCCGCCTCAGGTACTCCATGTTTTGCTTGGCCAAATCCGGCTGTTGCGGCTGCGGCGGTGCTGGAGGCTGGGCTGGCGGTTGAGGCCGGGCCGCTTGCTCCATGAACTGCCGTGCTGACTGCTGGAGTTGGTTCGTCGCTGCGGACTGTTGCTCGTCAAAGGCTTGAGCCAGCATTTGCCTTTCGGCCATTGCCACTGCGTAGTCCCAACGGGCTTGGGGCCCCTTGATGCCACGCTCTCTTGCCTCTTCGATGAACTTATGTACGAGCAACCCCTCGGGTGTGACATTGCCTGTTTGCTTATCAAAGAGCCAGTCTCGATTTTGCTCCTCGATGTTTGCCACGAAACTCTCGTTTTCCTGCATCTGGAAGCGTTCTTGGACAATCTGCTCGGCCTGCTGCTTGGCAAGGTTCTCCACCATTGGGCCAAGGGCTGACTGTGGGTCTTCCAGAAACTTCCGGGCGAAGTCGGCCCGGTACTGCTGGTACTCCATGAGTTCATGGCGGGCGTCGAGGGGAGCGTCCTCGGAGATCACCTCCCGGCCGGTCTCGTCCTTGGTCAAGTACCGCTTGTAGGCATCTCGAACCTTGGGCGGGTTCCACCACGACTGCTGGGGCTGCTGTGCTGGCTGGGGCTGCTGGGCCTGGAGCCGGGCGGCCTGCTGGACCTGCGGGCTGGCCTGGGTCTGCTGGGACTGGTTCTGCATCCACTCTTGGAAGGGACGGCGATGGGTCAGGTATTCCTGGGCGTAGGGCAGAATCTGCTGGTATTGGGCCAGTTTGTGGGCCGCTGCCTTCTCCCGTTCCATGGCGTTGTAGAGCCGGGCGGCGATGGCCCGGTCATCCTGGCCCTGGAAATCGGGGAGGCGACGGAACGCTTCCCACGGTGACTGGGGCTGGCCCTGAGAAGGCTCGGCCTGGGGTGCCGAGGAGGTCTCCGGCTGGGAGACGGGGGCTTCGTAAGAAGACGGCTGCGTGTCTACCGACTGATCGACAATCGACTCGGTGTCCATAACTCCTCCGTAGAAATGGGGCCTACGGTGGAGTCTTGGAAGTGATATTTAGTCTTGCAACGGGCAGTCACTGAATTGGAAGAAGTCCACCGAGAAACATACGACCAAACACCCCGGGTGGCTTCTTGTACTTCGGAGTTTCCGCTTCGATGTGCTGGTGCTGACTCAAGGCTCCGGTCCTGTTGGTATCAGCCTGACGGTCATCTTTCTCCCATTCCTCTTGGGTCTGGGCCCGCATCTGGTTGGTCTGCGGGTCCCTTATGTGCAAGTCCGTCCTTGCCTCGTTGCCGGGGGTGAACAACGAGCCCCACGGAATCTTGGATTCGCCTGTCATTTCGTGGGTGGCGGTGATAGCCCCGCCGATGCCGCCCTGGCCGGTCATCTCTTCGGTGGTCTCTCGCCCGATAGCCTTGGCTGCATCCTTGGCTGCTTCCTTGGCGATAGCACTGGTCGCTCCCTTGGTGACAGCCGATGCCCCGGCCTTGAAGACTCCACCAATAGCCCTGGGGATTGAGCCGACCACAGGGATGAACGAGGTGTAGTCCAGTAGGTTCTGGAAGGCGAACTGCCCCGTGCTGGCGGCGTAGGACGGGTACTGGCCAGTCTCCCGCCTGACCGACTGGTCATAGGTGGAGGGCTTCATGTCCACCAAGTTGTCGCGGATTCGCTGGAGTTCGGCCTCTTTTTCCTGCCATCCCTTGGGGTTACCAGGGAGGACCGGGTCTACATCGTTGGCCTGGTTCCTGGCCCGCATCAGCCGGTTGGACCGACTGAGTGACTCGGCCATGGAAGGCTCGTCCCGGCCGTGGGCCCAGTAGTCATAGGCCTGGTACAGCGGATCGCTGACGGTGTTGTTGAACCAGCCGAAGGCGTACTCGTCGCTTTCCATCCAGGGCCCGCCCCAGCCAGCCTGGCCATGAGTGCGGTTCTGATTGTTCTCCCAGGACCTGACGGCTTGCTCCTGTAGCGAGTGGACCATGTCCTGCTCTCGCTTGTGGGACGGATGGCCGGGAGGAGCCGCACCGCCTGCCTGGCCCCATTGCTTCTCCAGTTCCAGCATCCGGCGGATGAGAGCCCGGTTCTGGGCCCAACGGTCAGCCTGCCTGCCGCCCTCGCTGAGAAGGAAGTCATCCTTCATCTGGCCCTTTTGCCGTAGGGCTTCGAGTTCGTCCTTGCTCCAGCCCCGGCCCTCAAATCCACGGAATTGCTGCTCTCGCTGCTGATCGAGGTACTTCACTGCCGAGGGATGATTGATCCCATGCTCAAGTGCGACGGCTTGGATGTCCTTGTCTGGATCACCGGTATCCATGAGAAGGTTCAGGAGCCCTCTGGATGTTTCGTCTCCAGAAAGAACCTTGTCGGCCAGATGCGGGTCGGTCTGCCCAGCCCGCAGCAGTTCCGAGGCCACCGCCTGACGGAAAGCCAGCC